CACAAGTATAAATAGGAAAATTACACTTAGGTAATTGTTTACGCATCATAGGTGTCATTGTTCCAGCATCTTCACTATCTAAAAATCTACTCATTGGGTCTAAAATAAATGCTCTATCTATATTAGGTAATATACCTATCATTGCATTTATCGCCCAAACTTCATCAAATTCTACACTGTGTATTTGGGAAAGATGAAAGTCTATTTGACTTTGACCCATAGCTACAATTGCAATATCCTTACCTTCTAATTCTTTTATAGGCTCATTAGGCATTAATTTTTCGTTGTCCATCTCTGTAAGCATCTTTTCTGTTATACCCATCTGATTCTAATGTAAGTCTTTGTAAGGCTTCTTGAAATCTTTTTTCGTAATTTATCATTACATCTGGCTCACCCTTCATAAAGGTATAGGCTTCACATAAACAAGCATAAAGTAATACTTCTGGTGCATTTGTTCCTAACCAACTTGTGCCATCAGCAGAAGCTGATATAGATTCAGGTATATAAAAATAATGTAGTTCTACTGTAAAACCTGAACTAGGCGTTGGACCGATAATAAATGTATCATCATCAAATTGTGCGTAATGTTTTGGAGCTCCTGTAGTAGAAGTTAATGGATATGCCTCTCTTATAAAACTAACATCTGTATTTAAAAGATAGCTATAATTACTGTCGCCATCTAGAACAGCTAAAGAATAAGGATATAAATAATCACTTGGAGATGATAAATACTGATTGCCAGAAGTTAAAGTTCCAGTAACATTTTTTCTAAAATTTGGTAACTCAACAGACTTAATAATTCTTTGTTCTGCTTGAGTAATAATTGTTGCTAAATCAGCAACAAATGTTGATTCTGTATTTTGCGTATAATCTTGTATAGCTGATTTTAATGTTGTATATGTCCAACTCATGATGTGCTCACTGTTATTTTGCCTATTTCGCCTTTAATATTTAATCCCATTGTACTTGAGCCAAACTCTGTGACTCCACCACCAATTGGATTAAAAGCAAAATATGAAGTTGATTCTTCTTCTCCTGTATCTACTCTAGGATTATAAAGACTTTGATTATCACTGGTGTCTATTTTACCCAGTTTAAGTTGTGGTTGATCTTCATCAAAACATTCATTGCATACACGAAATCCAGTTCTTTTGCTGTCTAAAATTTCATATTTTAAAGTATTCAATTTATAAGAAAAACCGCAACGATCACATACTCCTAATGCTTTTTTACCTTGTGCGTACATTAGTATATTTTCCTAATAGTGTAATTAAATGGATTTACAGAAGATTTAGTATATAAATTACTTTGTATATCTATACCTTTAAGAAAAGTATTATTAATTTTAATTATTTTTTTTAACTGAATAGTAAAACTATTAGACATATTTCCTTCTTTGTCGTATTCAATTATTATTATTTCATACTGTTCTTTAGTAATTTTATAATAAAATTTTAATAACTTTTTAAACATTATTGATAAAAACTTAAATCTGGAACAAACTTAACTGGTGCTTTTTCTCTATCAGCTTCAGTTACTTCTTCCCATAACTCCATGTAACGCTGTCTTATCATAGGAACTCGTACCTGAGATTCTGGAGACTTACAAGCTAAGTTATATGCTAAAGCATAAGTTAAACAAGGAAGATATCTAGAAGGCACATCAGCATTTAATGTAGCAGTTGCTCCAACATCTTCTATGCGTTTTACATAATCATAAACAAGTGTGTATGTTTGTGCTGAATCTGGAGTTGCCCAAAGAACTATTTTTACCGAATCATTGTCTTTATCTACAAAAAATTGTGTAGGTTTTGATTGAGTTAGTTTACTGGCTTGGTGTGCGTATTCTGTTCTAGATATACGATTTAACCTTTGATCAAATTGTTTATTGGTATCTGCAGAATCAGTTCTAATAAAAACATCTACAATATCTAAAGCACTTGCATCTACTGTATAACTGCTTGTACCTGCAGTAAGAGTTGTTGATCCTTGTTCTATAGTCCAAAGATTTAAACCTTTATTCTGCCATTCTAAAAATACAAGGTTAAGTGCTCTTTTTGCACTTCTATAGCTATAACCTGAACGAAGCTCTAAACCACAAAGATCATAGGCTTCTTCCATGATTTCACTCATGTCTAGATTAAATGTTGTTGTTCCGCTTGTTGCCATTTAATTACTTATTAAATACCAGGACCTTTTCCTCTTTTACCTCTTGGTAATACAGGGTCTGGATTTCGATTACGAAACCTTCTTATTTTATCAATACCTCCAGGAGTGCTAGGAGGTTTAGGACCAGCACCACCCCAAGGTGTTTTGCCACCAGCTTTCATACCTGGACCTTTATGAAGCCTAAGACCCAAATCTCTTTCAGCTTGAGTACCTACATTCCTAAGACCGCTATCTTTGCTGTCTATAAAACTTTTTTTCCTAGACATTGGATCAAGCGTTAATCCACCTCTATTCATTTTAGTTTGTGTCATTCCACCACCAAACATTTTTTGTACATATTCTTTGTACGATTGAGTTTTGGCTTCTTTCCCAACTTCTGTTACGCCTTTATTTCTGTAAGGTGTAGCTTTAGAGTTTTTATTTCTTCTTAATCCTGATTTTTTTATTGGCATATTGTTACCTTTTAAATTAAATATTTATAGTACCCCACATAAGGGTACTATAAATAAAGTGAGTTACGCTACTTTTTAGTAGCAGTTTTTTTTAAGCGTGAAAGACTGTCATGGTTAAAAATGTTGATACTGTATATTGAATATAGATACCATCAACAAAAAGTACGCCGTCAGCAGGTATTACTACATCTCGTGTTGCAGTAGCACTGGCAACAGAACTTAATTTCATAAGACTTGTTCCTGTCGGAGAGTTTTTTAAAAAATTAGTTGTTCCTGCTGTAGCTGTGCTTGTTAAATAAATACCTTTAAGTCTTGATCTACCTGCAAATATAACATCTGCTGCTGAAGCATTAACTCCTGCCGATACATTACCTGCTGGATTGCCCACAGCAGTAATAGAAGCAATAGTTAAAAAGTAAACAGCTCCAGTAGCAGTTCCTGCGTTAGCACCAGTTATAGATTCAGTTTGTGAATCTCCATCAACATCCGTACCAACTACAGTAAATGAAATTCCACTATCATCCCCAGCAGAAAGGATAGTAACTATCCTCCCATGACTGAGTGTAGCAGAACCGCCAGAGGTCAAAGCACCACCTAATACAAGTGCTGCGTTATTTCCAACGGATGCTGCGACTGATATTCCATCTGCATCTAAAGCTACTGTATCGGCAGTTATAGTAACTGCCTTTACATCTGAATATCCTGTCATAATTTACTCCTTCTTATATGTTGAGCTTAATTAATGAGTAGTCAGTAGTTACATCAACCAACATACAAGTACCTACAATATCAAGTATGTCACTTGTTGCTGGAGCTACGCCACCTGCAACTGTTGCTGATCTGACTACATTATGCCCAAGAACTACTGTTCCTACTGTTAATACTGCTGCTGGTCCATAAGTTTGAAACCAACCGTAAGCACTTAACGCCATGTCAACTATTGGACACCCCATTACTGCACCTGTTTCTGCTGCTGGTGCTACTAGAAGTCCAGACCAAGGGTCTGAAATTAAAGAAACTTTAGATGAAGTTGTTATTGCTGTAGCCAACGCATCGTGGCAAGTGATAACAACTGAAGGATCATCTGAATGATCGTGTACTGGGTTAGAAGCAATTTTTAAACATT